CGCGAAGGTAACGGGCGTTGAGGGCCGAGGTGATGACGAAGTCGGCGATCTGCTCCAGGATGTGCTTGACGGTCTGCTGCCGGCGCCCCAGCATCTTGAGTACCGGGAGGTCCATCTCGGAGGCAGTGGCGCGGTTGATATCGCCGCCGCCGCCGACCCAGTGCTCCGGGATGCCTTTGGGGGCGAGGATGTGGTTGCGCAGGAGGCGTGCGCCGGTGTCGGAGTCGGAGGCGTTCTGGGTGGGGGATACCGCCTCGCTCTTCACCTTTTCGTTGTGGATGAACGCACCGCCGGAGCGGGGGGGGCGGTATGCATTCGATTCCTTCTTGAGCTCCTCGTTGGTGGCACCCTCGACGGTGACATCGTAGTAGAAGGCGTTGTACTGGGAAAACTTCTCCATGGTGTCGGCCATGAACTGCTCGTAGCCGTCCAGGTGATCGGCGACCACGAAGAGGTCGGAGCAGCCGCGGGGCTCGTTGGTGAGGGTGTTCACCTTCCAGTAGAAGCACTGGCCGTCGTCAAAGGCCTCCCTCAGCGCGCGGCCTTTGGGGGAGAGGATCTCGATCTCCTCGTCGCCGATGATGACGGCGAGCTTCCGGGCGGGCTCGTTGTCCATGGTTTTGAGCCGGACGCCGATGAAGATCTTGACGTTGTAGGGGTCGGTGACGACTTCCTCGATGTCGGCGGGGTCGATGTACCCCACCCGGACTTTTCCCGTGTTGGGGAGCACGAAGGCGGGGAGGCACAGTTCGCCAAAGACCCCCAGCTCGGTGACGTGCTTTTCGAAGTAGATGCTCAGCTGGTTGGCGGCGTCCTCCCAGAAATCGGTCAACAGCTTTTTGACGTCTTCATTCTCGGAGGTGATGGGCATACCGCTTTCGACAACGAAGGCGACCACGATCTCGATGATGAACTGCGCCAGCGGGTTGGTTTTCCAGAGCCAGTAGCAGATCTCGAACATGCGCTCCTGGGTTGCGACCGGCAGGGTCCTGGTGGGGTTGCCGGTCAGCTTCCGGAAGCCGACTTCCTCAAAGGATAGAGAGGTGGCGGTGATGCGGGCCTGCAGCTCCTGCTCCACCCGGGCGGCGACCTGGGCGGCGACCTGGGCGGGGAGCTCGCGGTCGATGCGGGAATTGACACCGGCGTCGACCAGGGTGGAGATCTGGTGGCCGAAAAGTTTTTCAGCCATAAATGTCATCAGCGAGCTTCGCATCAACCTCTCCTTCCAAACATGCGCCCAAAACCGTCGAAGAGGCGGCTGGTGCGCGGTACGTGGTAATCGTCTGCTACGGCCTCGACCGGGGCGACGGCGGCGGTGATCATTCCTCCCTCCAGGAGGCTCTTCAGCATCTCCAGCGCGTCCGGGCCGTCGTCGTGGCCGCCCTTGCCCTTGGCACGGTAGTAGATCAGGTGGCGGATCAGCTCACCCATGCCGTGCCGGCGGAACTTGATCCAGCCGTTTTTGATCCAGGGCTGCAGGGTGATGATGCGCAGGTCCTTATCCTTGTTGGGCTTGACCGACTTGATGTTGATGGTCAGGCCCTTGGCGTGGGCCTCGGCCTGGAAGGTCTTGCTGAAGAACTCCTGGAACTGGATCTCCTCCATGGCGAACTCGTCGAAGCGATCGCGCTCGTGGTAGACCAGGATGTCGGTCATGATCCGGTCGGGCTGGCGCTTCTCGATGTCGGCCTCGGTCAGGTAGATGATGCCGTTTTTCATCTTGCCGCCCAGGATCGCGGAGGGGTCGGCGTGCTTGGACTTGCCCCCCAGGGAAGGGTCGCAGGCTCCGCCGTGCTTCAATCCCTCCAGGTCGACCTCGTCATCGTCGTAGTACTGGATCCACTCCTCGAGGAAGACGGCGTCCTCGGGGTTGATCGGTTCGTTCTGCTTCTCGCTCTCGAAGTAGGCGGGGCCGTCGGAGACCCGCATCTTCATCAGGTAGTAGTACGGCTCCATCTCCGGCCAGAGCACCTCGGTGCCGGCAAGCATCTCGCTCTCGTTGGCGGCGTAGTAGTTGTCCGCCGCGAGTTCGGCTTCTTCCTTGCCTACGGTGATGTCGGCGTAGAGCTGCTCCCAGCGCTCCCAGAGTTTCACGGCGGGGGACCACTTGATGACGGCCTTCCACTTGCGACCTTTCCAGCCTGGCTTGACCAGGAGACGGGAGAGGAGCGAGTCGTAGTGCAGGATAGTGCCGACCACAATGTAGACGGTGTCGGGCTGGCCGATTTTCAGGAGCGCCTTGAAGAACCAGTTCTCCAGCTTGCGGCGCTGCTCGGGGCTCTCTACCGACTCGTCGTTTTCCAGGTCGTCAATGATGACCAGGTCGGGGCGGCAGCTGCCGTGACGACGGCCCCTCAGCTTTTGCGATGCCCCGGCTGCCTCCATCTTGATGCCGTTTCTGGTGATGATCTTGCCGGTCCGCCACACCGGCCCCTCGCCGACTAGATCCGGAAAGTCCTGGGCGAGCCGCTCGTTGGTCTCCAGCTCGATCTTGATGAAGGAGAGGAACGACTCGGCCTGGTCTCTCGTTTCCGAAACGATGAGCGGGTACTTCCGTTTCTTGAAGGCGGCAACCCAAAGGGGGAGGCCAAAGCTGCCGGCGGTGCTCTTCGCGTTGCCGCGGGGCGCTGCGTTTGCTTCCTTGTCACCCTCGCCGGTCTGCACGGCCCGGTTGATCATGGCGAGGTAGCGCTCGGCGAAGTACTTGTGCAACCGGCTGGACGGCTTGCTAAAGTAGTGCGGGAAGTAGGTGCGGTTGAAGAAATCGAGGTCCTGTTCGGCGCGGGCCTTGCGCTCCTTCTGGGCCTTCTTGTCGTCAGGGAAGGGTCGGGCGCTCGCCTGTATCACCTGGCGCAGGGCCTCGACTTCCTTGTCGAACAGTTTTCTCTTCGCCGCGCTAAGCTGCATACCGCTCCCGGCCCCACTGGATCAGGTCGTCAAAATTGTTTTCCACCACGCGCGTCATGTCCGGGTCGATCTTGTTGCCGAACTCGATCAGGTCGCGCACGAAGGCGAGGAACATCTCGCCCTTCTGCTGGGCGATCCGCTCGGCGGCTTCCCGGGCGTTGCGGGAGCGCCGGTCGATGATGGCCTCGACCTTGGAGAGCGAGTCGAGGTAAGAGGCGGCCTGCAGCGGGGCCATGCGGATCTGCTCCATGATGGTGTCGCGCACCTGGAGAAGGTGTGCCTCATACCCTTCCTTGGCGGCGCGGGCCTTGTCCCACTCGTCCTGGTCCTCGCCGATGATCCTGGTGCGGGCCTTCCATTCGCTGAGGCTCTGGCGCGAGACGCCGAGGGTCTCCTCGATGTCGGTGAGGGTCTTCCCCTGCTCGACGAAGAGCATGCGCGCCACCGGCTCCAGGCGGCTCCTGTCCCCCTTGGCCGCCATTAGCGCAGCTCCCTCTGCAGGCGGTTGATGTCGCTTTGGCATTTCTGCAGCTCGACCCAGACCATGGTGAGGTCGTCGGTCTGGCTCTGCACCTGGGGGATCTCCAGCTCGGTGAAGGGGGTCAGGGCTGTGTTGAGGCCCTGGCGGATGGCTGCGCAGAGCCCCTCGCCCTTGAGGATCAGACGCCTCTCGTTTTGTTCGAGCTCTGCCAGCTTTCCTTTCATCGCCGCGCGTTCCAGATTCATGATGGCCTCTCCACGTCTTTTTGTACCTTCGGGTCCTTGCGCATGATCGGGCAGAAGAGGTTGGCGTCGATGCGATCCTTCACCTGGGTCATGGTCTGAGTGGAGAGGACAATGATGTCCTGCAGCCCCTTCGCAACCTTTTCGTAATTGACCACCAGCTTCACGTTGTCCTCGTACATTTTGATCACGCCTTCGTGGCGCTTCTCCATGCCGCGGGAGATGAAGACCATGAAGATCCAAGGTCCCAGTACGACGGCGGCTATGATGGAGCCAATAGGCCAGGTTCCCACTTTTGAGATGATGGTTGAAATTGCAGTCAGGGCGGCGATTTGTTCAGGTGTCACGCGATCCTCCAGTGGGATGAGGGTTTAGCTTTTGTCGACTGTCGACGGCAGCGGTCACAGATGCCGCCATGTGGCCCCTTACGGTCTACCATGGTCAGGTTTGGCCGCTGGCAGAGCGGGCAGGTGCGTTTCGGGTGGCTAGGGCGCACCCGGCCCGATCCTCTTGGCGCCCTGCGTTGGTAGTGTGGGCTCTCAACCCATCTGCCATCTCCCATGGGTAACAGCGGGGGGAGCTTTGAGCCTCTGCCGCTTATGTGGTTCTGCCACTGCCAGTGATGCCGGGTACACCAGCCATGTTCGTTCAGCGTCTTATTTCCGTTCGTCGACTCCTTACATCCCATCACGCTGCAAGGCCGCCTGGAGCCGGCCCTCGATCCGCCCCGATATGTGAGGCCTTCGGCGATCTCCGCCGCGGTGACGATCACTTGCAGCCGAGGGCGGGGCCAATAGGAGCCGCAGTCCCAGCATCGGGCAAACTCGACGGCTGTCGTGCCTGCATCCAGCCCTCGCTCGTAGTAGATCTCGCGGGTGAGGTACCCGCCGCATCGAGGGCAACGCACATCATTGCGTCCGGATCGTCGAGTAGTTGCCCAGGGCGGGGTTGCCCATGCGGTACACATTTGAGTTGCCTACCGCATCGATCAGCTCGACATGGGCCACCTTCCAATCCCCTGTTTGCGAGTACTGCGGCAAGGGCGCGGTGACTGAATAGGTGCCGCTGTTCGCAGTACCGCTGGTCCGCTGGCTGGCATCGAATCTCACGAATTTCATCTGAGAACCGGCGTTCGGGGGGATCAGGGTCAGCGTCCCGCGCAGGAAGCCCGTCAGGCCGTCCGTTATGGTCATGGCTGCAGTGACCGTCTGCTCACCGTTACTGGTATCAACGGTCTGCGGCGAGAGGGAAAACCCGGAGAGGGACGGGGCCGCCACGTCTTCAGTACCGAAGACATCGTCAAAGCAGCCGAGTGCAAAGCAGAAGAGAATCGCACTCAGGACAGTGAGGCTTGTCAAAATGGTTTTCATGTCAGCTCCTATACCTGCATGAGGTCAATGCCGATGGCAGTAGCCACAGCAAGAAGTTCGTCCATGGTCTGGGCGCCGTAGGCCCGGTCGATCAGGGCCTGCTGCAGGCCGAGAATCCTCCCGGACTCCCGGCGGAACAGTTCCACGTTCCCCAGGATCTTCTGGACCAGGTCCTCAAGGGTGATACCCCGGGACGAAGCCAGTGCGGCTATCATGGGTACCGGTGTCGAAGGATCGACCAGCCACGCCTCGGCTTCGCGTTGCTGCACGTGCCAGGTTTCGCGCTCGTGCCCGGCATAGGGGGTGGCAAGCCCCGCCAACTGCCGATCTCCCCAGCTTCTCGCGGCCAGTTCGGCATAGCCAGGGAGTTCCGGGAAGACCGAGACGATCTCGGCATAGCTCGCGGTCCCGGCGCTGTCCTCCCATAATTCAGCCCGAAGCTTGGGGTCTGCGCTGTAGACGTCCATGCTCCTGCAAGCCCATATCTTGCGGCTGAAAGATGCGGGGTACACCGAGGGCGGCGCCGGGTTGAGACGATCCTCCATGTGCGAGGTTTCCGGCCCCCAGTGTCCCGGGGTCACTAAAACCTGCTCGGTCTCGACGTAGTCACCGATCGGGTTGCCGTCATTGTCATAGGTGATGACAGGTTCGGGAGTCTCGTAAACCGGTTCGACCCAGCGAGGCTCGTCGGCAACCTCGACCTGGATGATCTTCGGGGTGACCTGCGGGTGGTAGTAAATCGTGTATCCCATATGCATCTCCTATTCAGCGTGCCGTTTCAGGTGCTTGGACACCACCCTATTGACCACGGACTGATTCCACGTGCCGCCGTTTTTTGCCGGTATCCCAGCCGCATTCAGCGTATTAGCGCACCACCGCGTGCTGCGACCTTGCTCACGCCAAGCACACATCTGCCGTAAATGACCCTGTTCCACGGGATCCTCTACCAGTCGACCATCATCCGTGGCTGCAAAACCGTATGGGGTGTGGCCGTAAACCTGCCCGTTGTCCCGCAGATGTCTTATGGCCGTGCGGGTTCTCTCTCCGATCAGTTCACGCTCCAGGGCGCACAACGCCGACAAAATCGTAAAGAGGAAGCAGCCCATGGCCGTAGTGGTGTCGATCTGCTCCTGGAGACTGGCGAGCCCGGCTCCTGCACGTTTGATACGTTCTGCTATCTCCATCAGGTCCCGCGTGCTGCGGCTGATCCGAGACAGCGAGTAAAAAACCAGGGTTGCTTTTTGCTTGCAGGCCATATCAAGAGCGGCCCGGAACTCCGGGCGGTTCTTGACCGATTTGCCACTGACCCCCGCGTCGCAGAACTCGCCGAGGACCTCCATACCCTGCTGCGCAGCGTAACTTCTGGCGCGCGACAGCTGCGCATCCAGGGAGACGCCCTCTTCGGCCTGGCCGGTAGTGGATACTCGGGTATAGATGACCGCCGTACTCATCGTCGCCTCTATAGCCCCGGTGGGGTGTAAATGCCGACTGCGCCATCGGCGGTGACCACCATGACGAGGTTACCCGCGGCGTCGCGCACCTCTAGCTTGTTCGCGGTACCAGGCTCCGTCGCTCCCTGGCGCAGGGTCAGCACCTGCGGCATCGCCTCCTTGACGGTCTTCCATTCGACGTTGCGGTCGGTGTGGGTGACCGGGTCATAGACGTACAGCCTGGCGGCATCCGAAGGTGCCGGGAGCAGCGGCTTTTCGTAGATTCGTGTCGCCTCGCCCGCCGCATAGCAGGTTCCTGCACAAAGACAGAGGCACAGCGCCATCAAAGTGTTTTTCATGCGTCAGCTCCTTGCAAAATGGTTCCGGCCGCGCCCAGCAAAAACCCGTCAACTCCCATCAATCCTAGCTCCTCCACCGTCCCCGGGAACAAGGGGATCCCGATGCTGCCGATTGGCCTGAAACCGGCGTCAATCCGGGCGGCAAGCTCCTGAAGCGGAACCACCCCGAGGGGAACCGAGAAGAGCGCCAGCCTGAAGGTGACACTGCCGGGCAGGCTCAATCGGATCATAAGGGGGCCTCGGGTAGCCCCTTGCGCAGCTTGAACTGGCCGGACATCAAACGGACACGGTAGCTGCCAGTCGGGCGGCCGCGCAGCACATAGTGATAGCTGATGCTGGCCGCAGGGTGATTTGCCGGGAGCAGAGCCTTCAGCACGTTCTCGTTGACTTCTATGGACAGCATGCCCAGGGCGGCGGTGACACTCCCGACAAAGTCCGCCTCAGTGGAGGATAGGGATTCGACGGCCACAAGCTCCAGGTCAGTGAAGGCGCTGAGATCGGCGGGCTGGCCATCGATGGTCACCGCCACGGACTCCATGAACCCCGCATCAGTCCAGGCGATCAGGTTTATGTTGAGTGGGCGCTCACCGGCCACGGCATTCCTCCAGCGCCTCTATGAGGCCCTCGTTATCCTGATAAAGGCGATCCAGTTCGCTCTTATTTACCGAGACTTGCGCATCCCCATCAACGACCACGTAGCGCCGCGAGCACCCGGTCATGCTGATCAGCGTGGCGAGCGCTAAGAGCAGCAGGATCTCCCTTGCCAAGCGCCTTGCGGTAGTTCTGGATATTCGCTTCATGGTCGGCTCCCTGCTGCCGCTTCTGGTACGCCCTGATCCCCTCGACGACGAGGGGAAGCAGGTAGGCCAGGAGCGACAGGATGGCGGTGGTGATGGAGGTTGTCATTCGTGTGCGGGAGGCTTGGGCCCCGCGGCGGCCGGCTCCTCGATGATCTCACTCATGTAGGGAACCCCGGGGATCGGGATGGAGTACCCGCCCTCCTGGGGGAGCAGCGTCACAGCTTCGGAGGTGGCGCCGGCGCCGGGGATCTGGGCCAGCACGGAATGGACGATGTCCTCGGCCTGGGCTCGTGAAACCTTGGGGGAGAAGGAGAGGATGTGCTGGACCGCTATGTCGAGCTTGTTCACCCCGGTCAATTGCGTGGTGGTACCGGCCTTCTTTGCAGCCCATTCCTCGGCAAGGGCAACGCCCTGGGCGGCCAAGCGGAACAGGAAGTTGTTCTTCTCGGTAAGGGCCTGCACCTGGTACTTCTGGCCGAGACGGGTGAGGACCAGGGAGACGAGGCCAAGTACCAGGGCGGTGATGATCGGGAAGACGGTCTGCTCAAGAAATGCCTGCAGCCCTGCGCCGAAGGTTGTCGCTGTTTCGGCCACCGTGTGGGCGGGGACCATGTCGGCGGCAAAGGCGGGGATCACCCCGGCGACGAACAGGGTGAGTGCCAGGGCGATTTTGAACGGCAGGTCGACCCGGCAGTTCTTCGCGGTCCAGAGCATCAGGCCGGCCATCAGGACAAGGGTGGTGAAAAAGATAAACAGCAGCATTGGTGAGCCTCCTTTGGTTTGATCAGCGTCTGATATCGAAATGGGCGTCTACCGAGGCGCCGGTGTAGGTGGATTGGCGGCCGTCCTCGTAGCTGGTCTGGCCGATGTTGCCTTTCAGGTTGTAGCCGGTGAGCTGGCTGCCGCAGCCGTAGAGGACCAGGAGCGGGAGGACCAGGAGCAGCTTCATGCGGCCTTCTTCAGCGCCAGGTGCAGCTTCATGGCCGCATCGGCGATGCGCTGGGCACAGTCCATGCTGTTGATGATCCTGCGAGAATTGAGGAAGTCGCAGCGCTCGCCATCGATGTACCGCGGCAGACCGACGCCGGTGTAGGCGCCTTTGCGCATGGCGTAGCTCATGGTGCAGTAGGAGATTTCGAAATCCAGCATGTTGTCCGGGTCCCGCTGATCGTTGGGCTGGTCGCCGACGGTGAGGTCGAACTTGCGGCCGGTGCGAGCTTCGAAGCGGGCAACCACTTCCGGGTACTCCTTGCGCAGCGCCTGCTCGGCCATTTCGTAGTTGCTCTCGCCGGTGTTCTGGGCGAGCCCGCGGCCGGCGTAGTCGGCGCCCTCTTCGGGGGTGTCATTGCCCAACTCCTTGCCAACTCGGGTCTGGCTGCCGTAGCGCTTGATGAAATAGGCGCGGGTGCCGTACTCGTGGATGGGGCGCCAGGTATTGGCGGTCTCGTGCCGCACCGTGGCCATGATGTAGGCGGCCCAGCGCAGGTCTGTGATGTGCGGGTCGGCTTCGAGGGCGGCGAGCAGCTTCTCGATTCCGGTAACCTGCCCCTGCAGCAACGGACCGAAAGCAACGCGGTAGATATCGAAGAATGATTTTCGGTCGATCGGTTGCATGGGGTCTCCATCTCAAATCAGTGTTGAAAATGCGGCCCGCCCTGGGGTGACGAGTCCCAGGACCGGCCAAGAACAATAAAAGGAGGGCGTGATCAAGTAGGGGGCAAAATAACAAAAAACGCCCGGTTTCCCGTGACGGTTTGTTGTGGTTTTGATAGTGATTTTAAAGGGGAAATGAGATTTTTGAGGGGGGGTGGCGGGCCTGAGATTTCGGCGATTTTGCCTGTGTACTACCAATGGGGCCAAGCTGTCAAGTTAATCGGTGAAAAGGGACATCTGATCAGGGTGTACGGCGTTGGCGCGCTCGTAGCTGTTGTTGCGGTACAGGAAGGCCACCAGCTCGTCGTAAAGGACGCGCCGGTGGCTGGACAGCGTGTAGGAGTCGAGGCAGTCGGGGCGGCGCAGACCGCCGCGCTCATCCCGCTCGTACTTCGCTATCAGGCGCCAGAAGGTGGGCGCGGAGATGCCGAGGATTCTGCAGATTTCCCCAGGGTAATAGCTGGCCTTGCGCGGCAGCTCCGCGAGGGCCAGCATCCCTTTGAGTTTTTCTTCGGCGTGTTCCAACTGGGTCATTGCTTTCTCACCTTACAGTATTACCAGCCGACCACGGCCGCTGGCGTCGCGGAGCATCTGGTAGGTGGCTTGGTCATGACCCGGCTCTATTACCGTCAACTGCTGTCTGTCGTCTGCCCAGAAGAATCTCATATCCCACTGGTACGGCAGCCCGCCCAGCAGGGCCATGATCGCAACAACGACTTCGGACTGGACGGGAGGAAGCACGGGACGCTGTCCGCCCTCTGCATGCGGTTGGCGGATGTCCCAAAGCATTACGGCAATATCGGGCAGGGCGGAGGTGGGGCCTTCGGCGCCGCAGGCGGTACAGACAAGAAAGAAGCTGTCTTCGTCATCGATCTGCATGGAGTCGAGGTACATGTTGGTGCACGCGCAGAAAGGGCAGGGTTCAGCGTTGAGGACGGGAGACGATGGGGTCACGGCTTCTTTGTGCCCGGCAATAAAGCGATGTATCCCGGCGATTATGCTCCCCGCAGTCCCGGTGGGATCAGTGACAGGGACGTCCACGCCGCCGCAGGATATGCCGCCCAGGGCGGCTGCTACGGCGCGCCAGTGGGTGCTGTGCTGGGACAGAAGGACGCGCAGGTCCTCGTTTTCGTCCTTCATCTTATTGTAGGATGACTGGCAGCGTTCATGATACTCGGAGCAGGGGAATGAATAATCACACGGCCCGTCTTCTTGGATTAATGGTTCAACCTTGTTCATGCCGTTTCTCCTTCGCGGGTTTAACACCCGCTCCACGCCAAGGCGTGAGCTAGATTCGTTAAATGTTCAAAGCGAGCATTTCCGCTACTTCGCTTTCCCGCCGCTTTTCCTTCTCGACCTGCACCACAAAACTACCGCCGCTTTCCGCTTCTTCATCCAGTAGCCTACGCGCCCTTGCCACGGCTTCCTGATAGCCATCCTCACGAAAAGCCGCGACGTTGCCATACTCGGTGCCGACCACCCAAATGGGGACCCACTCTTCAGAGTCCTTGCGGGTGATCAGGCTATCAACGAGTTCCTGCGCTCGGACAAGTTGGCCATAATCTAGGGTGCCGAGAAAATCCGCAGTACTCACACCCTGTAACTGCTTAGCGATCAACTCTTCTCTGCTCATAGCCGCACCGCCCCAGCGGCCAGAGCCATTTCGAACCGCTCCTCAATGGTGAGCTTCGGCAGAGCGTGTCTGATGCCGACAATCAAGTCGCTTCTGAGGTCAGGACAGCCTTGGATCCTGATGCCTTCCTCCAGGTTGATGTTCTCAACCCTCTGAGCATGATCTTTGATCACCTCCTCCACTGTTTCTTCCAAGGCGGCGTCATTCTCTTTGGGCAAAAGACCTACAATCTTCTGAGCCAGGAGCTGTCTTACGGTCTTCATGTTCTCAGTACACATCTGGCACATCTTCTTTCCTCCCTTGCGACGAATCAGAAGTTATCCCCTTCTCGCCAGCGACCGGCCGATCTTAGTCCCGTAGCCCCAGTCGCCAGGGGAGCCGAACGCCTGAGAAACCGTCGATCCCAAGATAATATGAGCCAAGACGCCCAACAGGTCCTTAGCGTCTGTCAGATGGTCATAGGCTGCCGAACCAGGTTCAATGGAGTCGTGAATGATAATGTCGATCTCCCCCCGCAGGTCCCGAACTGCTGCCGCAAGGCTCGCGCCGGGCAGTCGTAGAGTTTCTCCCTCCGCGATCTCCTCACCGTTGAGGCAGCGCGGGATCTCCGCGCCGACAGTGTCGGGTGTGCGCCCGCCACCTGCAGCTTTCTGAAATTCGAGCACCCGGCCAAGGAGGAGCAGGATGCTCTCGATGTGCTCCGGGTTCGCGCCGATCCTGACACACTCGTCGTGGTAGGCGTTAAGCGCGGCCGGGACTGCCGCATCTTTTGCACAAAGCAGGATCGAATCGGCCTCTGTGTAGGTCTTGCCGGTGATGGGGTTCAGTGCCTTGATCTGAAACTTGCGGTCGACAATGTTCATGGTTGTTCTCCTTTCGAATGTGGGCGTAGCCCCTTGCTGGTCTCTTTGCGCCAGATCGAAAACCGTCACCCCAAAAGCGGGGTACCATCATCATCGCCAGTTGCCAGGTCGTCCCAATCCTGTCCACCTGGCACAGCAAAGCGCTCTCTGCTTCCGGTTAGCTCCCTGACCTTTGCGTTGAAGTACTCCCGCTTATTCATAAGCCGGAAGCCTTCGGGCATCTCCTCGGTGGCGAACTTCTCCAGCCGGGCTTTCATTTCGTCTCGGTCCGGATAATAGGCCATGCCCATGCCGATTGTGACCGTACCTGCGGTTTGCCCCTCATCGTTGATGATGGCTATTTTCAGTTCTATTTCTATCGGGCCTTGCATCCTCATATGGTTCTCCTTATCTCAGTGAAGATATCTGTTGCGACTATCGGACTGACGGCATTGCCTAACAAATGTATCGCAGGCTGTCTCTCCTTCGGGATGCGATAGCTAGCAGGGAAGCCCATCGCCAATTTTGCTTCTTGAGGCTGCAGCATCCTCATTCGGTTGCCGTCAATGATAGACCAGCGGTCTCTGGTGGTGATGGTGCCAATCGGCCGATGAATGCTGCGCCCGGTGGTCCCGCTGCCGGTCCCGTAGTAAGGCGCAACGAAACGATCACCGAAGCGTGCACGGCCGGATGCTATCCTTCGAAGGGTCGCGGCACTTCGGCCGGGCTTGTCAATCCTGCTCCAGTCGGGATAGCTCCAGTCAATGACCTCGTTGATGCTGGCATGCTGCCGAGTCGGGAGGTCTAGGATCATCGGTGCCTTTGACCTTGTGCAGACCAAAAACAGCCTGACACGGTGCTGGGGTACGCCGTGATCCGCGGCGTCGACGATGTGCGGGCTGACCACATAACCCAGTCGGCTCATTGCGTCGAGCCACGCCGGATACAGCGTCCATGTGGCAAACTCAGATACGTTTTCAACCACGACCACTTCCTCCCTGTGGTACTCGGCGCAAGAAACAACGGCCCAGGCGGTTGAACGTTGCAGGTCATGGTGAGGGCGGTCTTTCCCGCGAGCCCTGGCATGGCCCTGACAGCACGGGGAGGCCATCAGGATGTCGTGCGCTGGGACCTGGCTCCAGTCCGCCTGGTGAAGATCCTGGCAGGCGTGAAACGTTTCCGGGTGGTTGCCCGCATGACAGTCGACAGCAAGGCGCCAATGGTTTGCCGCCCACAGCACCTGAATACCTGCACCCGCTGCCCCGGTTGTGAACCCGCCCGCACCTGCAAAGAGATCCACTCCAGTCATGGCTACTGCACCAGGGCGAGGACTTCGCGGACCAGGATGGTCTGCTGCAGGGCGCGAAGGGTTTTGCCTATCTGCAGGCCGGTGGTCAGGTCGGTGTACTGCTCCAGGTGGACGGGAGTCTGGTAGGGCGCGACCAGAGAGGTGTAGGTCGAAAAGACCCCTTTGGTGGTGGTGACGGTGTAGTCACCTGCGCCGATCCGGACCGAGGTAACCAGGGTGCCGACATCGGCGCTCTGGATGGTGGCGGGGGTGCCTCCCTGGGCCGGTTGCCCGGGAAACCACTCTACGTCTCCACATCCGCCCAGCAGTAGTGCGGCTAAAAGCATGGTCGTCTTTTTCATGCTGCCTCCTTCGGGTTATTTGGGCCCCAGGCACAGTTCGGTAAGCGTTGGGACGGCTGCCTTGACTCGGTCCTGCAGCTGCTGGATGTGGCACTTGTTGCAAGGTGCCCGCTTGAGCAGCTCCTCGCGCTCTTTCCAGGCGCTGGGCGAACCTTTGAAGGTAACGGCCTCCTGGTGGCCGCAGGAACGGCGGGTCGGGATGTTCACGCTGCACCTCTTGCAATCTCCGGCTGGCGCAGGAGCTTCTCAGAAAGGGCGCGGGCGCCTTCGGGGTTGGTGAGCTGGTAGATGGCGGGTTTGCTGTGGCTGATGCAGTGGCTGGAAAAGCCGTTGCGCCACAGCTCGCAGATGGCGGAGTTGACGGCGCAGATCTGGGCGCCCTGGATGATCTCCAGGGTGGTGTGAGGCTTGCCGTCCAAAAGGAACGCCAGAAGCCTCTGCAGGCGTTCGCTGGTCTTGTAGCGGGCGTAGTGGATGCTGCCGTCTCCGTGTGCCATGTTTCCCCCTGGGTGTGTGCTGTTTGACGTCTGAAATAGGGGGCGGAGGTGGGAGCCTCCGCCCGGGACTTCATGGGTCAAGCGGCTATGCTTTAATGCGCAACTGGCGCTCTTTTTTGCCCTTTATCGCTCTGCGTCCCGAGTCGACCTGGGCTCCATCTCTTTTCCCACACCAGTAAGCTCTATCCGACAGATCCTCATCTTCGAGCTGCGTACTGCTCACACCTTGCGCGTCCATCTTGGCTTGAATAAGCGCATGTTTTACAGGCACCAGGGCTGTGGTCGTAATCGGCGTCTTCTGCTTCTGCAGATTCAGCTTTTGGGAAATTACGTCTGCGCACCCCAGACAGTAGGACAGCCGTATTTTTTTCTTCCCTTTTGTCGTGAGCCTGCGTTGCTGGCTTTTCCCCATGAACTGCGTAGCGAGCCGGCCAATGGTCCTGTACAGGTAGGCAAACGTGAAAGAAGCTACTTCGTGGTCAATGTCCACACCCACAAAGCACATGTACCCATGTGGGTGAAAGTAGCACCGGCTATCGAAAGCCCCTGCCACGCTCGAAGATAATAAGAAGACCCAGTTGGGCGGTTTCTTGACGATCTCAGAGCTGGACAGCCCTACTTCCTTCGGAATCTCCCTTTCCGAGAAGTCCACGTCGTTTAGGTTGTAGGTTGAGAGAAGCTCCTGAGCCTTGGCGGCCGCAAGGGCCGCCTCATGCTCGTTGCTCGACTTGGCAAGCCGGAGCAGCTTCTTGATCTTCTCTATGATCTGTAGGCGCTTGGTTTCTTCCATGGTTTATGCCGCCTCTTCCATTTCGTCCGGATCGCCGGAGGCCTCCTTCAACATGGCGTTGACGATCTTGTCCACGTCGCTGTCGACGGCCTTGATCAGGACCACTTCGCCGTTGCCTTCGAGGGTGACGCCGAGCCGCTTCAGGGTCGCCGCATCGAGCTCCTCCAGGGGCTTCTTGCGCACCTTTTCGGTGGTCTTGATGTAGGTCTCGTGATCCGCCGGGTTGAAGATCTTCTTGATGCGCTTGATGACCAGAGCCTCGTCGTCGAAGATGACGGCGCCGGCGCCTTTCTTGAGCCCTACGCGGATGCCGCTGAAGATGAGAGACTTTGGCTTCTGGAACAGGTGGCGGCTGTCGCTGATCATCTGCTCCAGGACGATCCTGGTGCTGGCGGTGTCGGCAGCGGCTTCCTTGATGCCCTTCATGTGCGCGCGCTTTAGCTCCTCGATCTTGATGTGGAGATCTTCCACGCGGAGCTTCAAAAGCTCGCGGTTGTCGGCTAAAAGCCGGGTGGTGTCTTCGATTTCCCTGAGTGTGGACATGTGGTGACTGCCTCCTTTTTTTGGGGTCTGACGGGTCTGATGGATCTGACCGATCTAGTTACGCCTAAAATCTGCTACCAGCGGATTGCCGGTCATCCTGCTACCCTGAAGCGCGCCGGAGTTGATCAGGCGCTCTGCCATGGTCACCGCCTTGCTGCCTGACTCCATTCTCAAGACCTTGTAGTTGTTGCCCCTGCGGTACCAGCATCTAAACGCCGTCAATAGTCGTCTCAACATGGTCTGCCTCCTTGGATTGCTTCATCGTGGTGATGGCCTTCATGACTTTCTCTACCTGGAACGCTTTGACGAAGCGGATCGACTCGACGCCGACGATCCGCTTGATGAACTTGTCCAGGGCCTTAGACTTGGCCTCGGCATTTTCAGCCCGGGAGACCTCGGACCAGGTGGCGGCCATGAGCCTGCACTGTGCTCCATTGGCCATGCCGGGGCGGCCGTCCAGATCGGCGAAGGGGAGGGGGCGCTTCCCCTTGGGAGAGGGGGTTCCCTTCTTGGTCTGCAGCTCGTCGATCAATTCCTCGGCCTGCCGCCAGGTGAGCACCTTGGAGCTGGTCACCCGGTCATCCTTGGCCACCTGCTGGAGCAGGGCTTCATAGCTGTCGCGGTCCATCCCCAGCGCCCCTTTGAGGGTGTGGATGATCTTGATCTGCCGCGGGGAGATGCGCTGCCCGCGCCCTGTCTGTTTGGCGGAGGAGTAGGTTCTCATATCGACTCCATAACCTCTGCGGTCACCCTGGTCTCGCCCATTTCGTGGGCCAGGTTGATGGCGCGCACGGCGTGCAGGTTGACGGTAAGCGGGTAGGCGTGGGAGATGTTCTTGCCGCGCTCGTCCTTGGTGGTCAGCCGGCTAGAGAGGACCGCTATAGCCTCGTCGGTGAAGACATCCTCCAGCTTGGCGCCCACGCGCTTGAACTTGAGCTGCAGGTATTCCTGGAGGTACTCGCCAAGCCCCTGGATGCGGGCGATCTGGATGCGGCGGATCACCTCGCGCATCTCGGGGTGGTGCCGCTCGTCGAGCTTGTCTCCCAGTTCGTTCTGCCCGATCAGGACGATGGAGATCAGCTTGTTGTAGCCGTCCTCAAGCTCCCAGAGCTGCTTCAGGGTCTTGAAGGCGGGGACGGTGAGGTTATGGGCTTCCTCTATCACCAGGCAGCAGCGGTCACCGTTGCGGCTGCGCTCGAGCAGCAGGTTCTTGACCTGGCGGGCCTTCTGCTCGTGCTTCACCTTGGGCCTCTGGTCGGAGACGTCCATGATGATGCTGTCGCAGAGCGAGGCGGAGGTGATGCGGTCTTTGTCCAGGATCTGAGGGAAAACAGTCAGGATCCCCCCTTCTTTGCGCAGCAGCTCGAATACGCGCTTGCGCATTACCGATTTGCCGCTGCCGACCTGGCCTACGATGGCGATGAGCCCCGAGTGCTTGGCGGCGTCGAGCATGGATGCCTCGATGAAACGGTGCTCGTCGGACATGAAGATGTCGCCGTCTTTCTCCACCCCTCCGTTTGCGGGGAACGGGTCCCGGAACAGCTTGAAATGCTTCCTTGCTTCCTGCGTGATCATCTCTGCCTCCACATAAGGTATGAGTTCCTCCGGGTTCCCCGGAGCTAGTGCCCGTCTTTCGGCTTGTTTGCGACGGATATTGCGGTTGGTCTGACCTGCGGGCATCTTGCCGCGCAGGTTCTGGCCGAGCGGCAACCAGATGTCGGGAAGCCTCATCCCGCGCATCCCCAGGTAATCCATGGCTTTGGGATTGGCCTTTACGACGCCCTCGATATCATCCCGGAAGGTGGGGAAGGTTTCCGGCACGTAGCCGCGGTTCAGGCAGAGGTTGATGCTGGGGCGGGATGCGCCGGTTGCCGTGGCGAACTCCCCCTGGGTGATGCCGGCCTCTACCGCGAGTTCTTTAAGCCGGATCGGGGCGAATTCCAGGCTGAACTGCGGTATTCGCTCTAAATTCTTGGGTTTTGACACCTTGTCACCTCCTGAATGAAATGGCGGATCTACTGCGCCTGTGCCAGCTTGGCGCCCGTCTCGCGCCAGTCGTTTCCTGCACAGATTGCCTCAATGACCGTCTCTGCGACCCGTACTTCGATCGCGTCACCGTACTGCTGCCGCAACTCCTTGTTGAGCGCGGGTGTGATGATGCCCCCTGCAGCGCGCAGGCGCTTGAAGAACTCCATGATGGGGATCTGCGCGGGGGTGGTGTCCCGGGTGACCTCGATGGGCGTTCCGCGGCGGGGGAGTGCTGCGACGTTGTCGACCTTTTCCGCGAAGCCCTCGAAGGCGTTGAGACCCGCGAAAGGGGTGGTCTTCTTGTCATGCTCCTTACTACCGGTGGCGAGTTCCTCGAGGCGCTTGATGGTCTTCTGTGTCTGAGTTTCCGGCTGAGCTTTGTACTCCTGGCCGATGATGGCTGCATTGACCGCGAAACCACCCTGCTCGGCCGGCAGACGCTCGATGCAGCGGGCCTCGTAGAGCTTGTTGTCGTAGGCGACGGTGATGATGCCGTCCTTGTACTTCCAGATGTTGCGGATGACCTTGACCACGGTGCCGTGCGGGATGTTGGCGTGCTTCAGGTTGAACACCTTGCTGTCGTAGCTGATCTTGTGGTTATTGACCGTGCGGGTGACCTCGGGCTTGTTCATCAGGTCGTAGAGCTCGGAGCGATCGGGGAGTTCGCGCAGCTGCTCCGGCTTGATCATGAGCCAGCAGGAGAGGCGCGGCATCTGGGTGCGGGTGTGCTTGCGCGTGGCGTTGAACCAGATGCAGAAGCCGCGGGCCTTGCGGTTCAGATCGTCGATGGTGTGGGCCGGATCGATTCGTAAGCGGGTCTCGAACCATTGCTCCCAGATGTTGTGGGACTGCTCGACGCTCCCCTGGCGGCGGGAGTTGCCGGTGGTGCCGGGGATGATTTCAACAGAGATCCCGTCCCAGAGCTGCTGTCCCAGGGCCTTGGCTTTGGCCCTGCAGCCGCCGTCCATGAGCATCTGAAAGGGCGCCCCCCTGAAGGGGAAGTTCAGCTCCGGCTTGGCCTCCCAGGCGCGGCAGAGGAAGTCGAAGAGGTTCTCGGCCGTTTCGCCGGCGGCGAGGTAGTAGTAGACGAACATGAAGCCCGAAAAGTGGTCGGTGAGGATGTAGCGCTGCAGCGGGATCTTGACCTTCTGGAAGTTGGCGAACTTGTTCTTGTAGAACTCGTCCTCGCGCATGATCGCCATGCCCTTTTCGTCCAGGTAGTACTGGATGCAGGTCGAGACGTCGACCTGGTGTACATGGTTCGGGTGCAGGGAGCGCATCTCGGTATGTGGGGTGGGTGCGTTCATGTTGTCCTTGCTTAACTGGCGCTGCCTGAGCACCCTTTGCATGCCGCCCACGCTGATCTCCCCTCTGGTCATGATGCCGTTGTCTATGGCGAATTCCATGGCGTTCTCCACCGGCATGATCGGCCCCTTGTTCTCGCGGCCGGTCTTGTAGATGACGGCGGCGACGAACTCGATCTGCTCCTCGGCCAGCGTGCCGAGCCCCTTGTCCGCGCGCTCCTTGCGGCCCGTGGCGAAGCCGTGTTCCCGCGCTATCCGGTACAGGTGCTCGGTGCTGTACCCGTAGAGCTGCTGGTACCGCTTGAGCACCTCTTTGCGCTCCCGGGACTTCTTTTCATTCAGCTCTACGACCAGTTCTCGCTGCCACATGGTGGCCCCCTAAAATTAAGATCAGGCAGGCAGGGCTATTGCCCCTGCGCCTCACTCCATTTCTCATAACCTGCGAGAACTTCCGGATTCATGGAAGGGTCGCCGTAGTTGGTCACCGCGGTATCGTGGGCGGCGAGAATCTGCATCTTCATATAATCGAGGGTGGAGATCAGGGCGGAGCGCATGCGCGGGGTGATCTCGCCGGCGCCTTCGAACTGGTTCATTACGAAGTCGGGATCCACCTTGAGCATGTAGCCGTCGAAGCCGGTGCGCAGGTTCTCCATGCGCTGCATGAAAGCGTCCTCAGTGGGGAGCAGGTCGCGGCCTTCGGCCTCCTTCGAGAACTTGCGGAGCTCCTTTTCCTGCTTTTTGATGACCTCACCTTTGCTGTCCAGGACGCGGTCCTTGGCCTTGATGGTGGCCTGTGCGTCCTCTATTGCGAGATCCTTTTCGTCGAGGATGCGTTCTATGGCGGCTTGCAGGTCTTCCTTGTGGTCGGCGTCCAGGGGGATCTTCTCACCGGCGATTTCGATGGTCTTGTCGGTGATGAGGAAGACGCCTTCGGCGGAGAGGTGGCGGAGTCGGCGGAGATCGCGGTAACCGACGGATAACTGCTGACACGTCGTCATAAATTCCTCGCCGAACGCTTTCAGGTTCATCAGGTCCTCGTCAACCTTCTGGCGGGACATCCCTACGGAATCACAAAAGGTTTCCCATGTTCCAATGCCGGGAATGTCACGGTAGGTCTTGTTCTCCTTGACCTGTTTCATCCAGACTAAACTGCTGACGGTCGCGAATTTAGCGAACATGTTGGAGGTCTGGACCTGGCCGATCGCTTTGAAGCACTGGGCTATCAGCATCTCGCGTTCTTCCTGCTGCAGGCGGGCGGTATCCTGCACCTGCTTTTCGGATTCGATAACGGCCAGGGCCGTGCTGGTGTCGATGTCTTTCCTTGGTCTGCCCATGCTTACTGCACCTCCCCTAGTTTTTGGATGTCGTTGTCGATGCGGTGCCTCTCTCCCTCGAGGAGGGCTTTCTTGCGCGCCCAGATCATGGCGGCACCCATGCCGAGTTCGAAGCCGGCGCCGGCGTTGCGGACGAAGTTGTGATCCTGCAAGGTGATGATCTGGCTCATCACCGTAGCAACAGGAAGGGATACGGCCTTGGCTATATCCGAGCCGGTGACCGGACCCTTCTGTGTGGCGAGAAATTCGAGGATCCCGATCGCTTTCGATACGGCCTCGATGCGTCTGTACGTCGTGGTTGCCATGTAACCCCCTATTTCAGTAGGCCGCGCTTATGGCGGATGTTTTGTATCTGTGTCTCGATTTCACGCTGCTGCTCCTGAAGCCGGGCCAGCTGGACTAGGTCGCGGTCCTCGGGATAGAGGACGTCGCTGCCAAGGGGCTCCAACAGATAGCCGAAAACCTTCTGGGAGCCGATTATGTGGCAGAAGGCCACCAGCATATCGGCGGGGGGGCGGTAGGAGGTGTCGCTGGACACGTACTTGTCGAGCATTTCCTTGGACAGATCGCGTCCGGTCAACCGGCTGATCTGCGCCGCGATCAGGTAGCGGTCCGACCCGTTCATCTCTCGCGACAACAGCTGTTTGAGCCCCAGGAGCATGTCCAGACTCCCCTCTGCCAGGGTGGTATCAAAAAGCCCCTGCTGCGTAGATAACCCCTTGTCAATTTTCGGCTTTCGATTCGACATTGCCGCCCTCATTTTCCGCTGTTAGAATCAAAACCAATTTGATAGACTGCAAACCCCAAGGAGGCCCCTCGTGAAACTGTCTGAATTTGATCAGCTGTTAGCGTGGACAATGTTGGTTGCCCAAAACACGGGATTAATCGTCGAACAGAATCAAGTAGGCAGGCCACTGACTCAGGCGGAGATTGATGCGTCGATGCACAAGAGCCACGACTTAGCAGAGGTACTGATGGACCATCTGGTTGAGAGCCGTGGATGATAGCGGCCATCAAGGCTATCCTCCGGTCAGAGATCTTCACGCTGCCCTCCTGTATTTAACCGGCGTGTCGGGCCAGAGTTCTTCAACCGGTTTCCCAACCTTCTCAGCGATAGCGGCCCTGATGCGATACCCCTGGCGTTTGCCGGCTAAGACGTAATAGACATAGGCAGGGGAAACATCTTCTTCGCGGGCTATCTCCGAATTGAGCACCCCTTTGCGAACCATCTCTGCGCGGATGAGGCGCATACGCTCTTTGTCGGTCATAAAAACCTCGTATATTTGGTCTACTAGACTCTATTTAGTTAGTTCCTGCGAACGTCTATACCAACTAACAGCTTCTTCTTTTTAATCGCATACGATTAAAAAGTCAACGCTATTTTTAAGCGAGTGCGATGAATTTAAGTATAGGCAAGAAAATCAGGGAGTTAAGAAAGGCTCAAAAGCTTAATCAGACAGAAATGGCTGAAGCGCTAGGGGTCCACCTGCAGACGATCAGCAGATATGAGCGGGGAGAATTGACTCCTGGACCGGAGGTTTTAAGCGCTCTCGCTGAAAAATTCGGTGTGGATGTAAATGTCTGGCTGAAAATGGGAGAGACTGCCGGGGGCGGGTTTCAGGTCCAAGAGGTGATGCTGCGGTACAGCGTCCCGGAGATCCATTCAAAGGGTGAGGCTATAAAAAGGATCGTTGTGCTGCTGGAGGGGATGACCGAGGAAAAGGTGCTGGAGGTCTGGAGATACACTGAAGAAAAAAAGGAGCTGATGTTCTACCAGACTGTCGGGCGAGGCAAGAGGAACAAGCCGACGGAGTGAGGTGAGGGTAATGGGTGGCTATCTCGGATATTTCAACCTTAGAGAATGGTACGAAACACTCCCTCTGGATATCCAGGGATATCTTTATATATCGTCCGGGTATGGGATAGGAACAGATCCGGAAAGGTTATTAAACGGCGAGGTCTCTTGCTTCTCTCCATCGGCGACACAATTTCTTTGTGTACACGCTGTCAATGCCCTTCATGATAGATTTCATGCGGCATGTGATGCCTTTATGGCGAAAGCTATTTTAGTTTGTTCTTCAGACGATGATCGTCAGCTTTGCGATCGCCAGTCCGAAAGGATACGCGAGGAAAAGCTGATTTACCCAGACCAAGCCGAAATTGAAAAATATAAGCCATTCGTTTTGGATTTTATCCGTGCCAACCCAGGTATCCTTCAGGCTCACCTCAAGAAGCATTTCCCTCTGCAGCTGGAGGCGACTATTGGTCTGGCTTACTGGCAAGCGTATAAAGCTGGTAATATTTCCAGGAAACCGAAAGGCAACTCTTTCCAGCTTTTTATCTCAGAACATCCCCAGGAGGAGCTATGAAACTTTGGATTTGCTCAATAGTACTGCTACTGGCCTCGACCGCCTACGCCGATCCGCGTGACGACGTGAAGATCAACGCGGTCCAGGGCCTGCAGCTGAAGCAGCTCGGGAACCGGGCGGTGTACAGCGTCAAGGTCGATGTGGAGAATGCCGGCGGCAGGGGCAATATCTTCGTGAATGTGGTCGGGCTGAACGCGGCAGGCTTCCAGATCGCCCTGGTGCCGGTGTTTGGATCTTTCGAGGAGAACCAGACCAGGGCTCTCACTGGTCAGACGTTGGTGAATCCGGAAAACGGCGAGATTGTTACTTGGCAGGCCGGCAGCTTTGGTAAAAGTGTGGCGCAATAAAAAGGGCCGCGTGAGCGGCCCGAGAAGTTCTTTTGCTGATCCAATTTTGGGGCATCAATAACCTGCCGGCATGCAAATCAAAACGATTTTGACGCGGGGCCGATTTTCCCCTCCGATGTAGCCCTTTCGTAAACCATCGCCCACCACATTATGACATTTCTTGCCTACTTATTATGACGCCCCCCTTCAGTTAGGGGTTTGCCATTGACACCGGCTCCGTCCCGGTATATTAACGACGCTGCTTGGCAATAAAAGACGGGGAGTGGAGCGGTTGTCGTACCAATTCATTAAAGGATGGAGCCCGCTGTTGCTGCCGGCGGGG